AGCCGCCGCCCCCATCCATACCGTCACGCAGCATCTTCATCGTCGTCGCGTGCGGGTAGACACGCGATCCTTGCGGCAGGTCGATGATCTCGCCGCCGTGCTCGCCCACCTCCGTCCAACCGCCCTCCCAGAACGAAGTGCCTATGGCGTTATGTCCGGTCCCGTTGCTCGTTGTCAGACCTGTGACGGCAGAACCGGCATCGGCAATCGAGTTTTTCAGATCAATCAGGCTGCTAAATTTCTCTCGGAGCGGACGTATAACATTTGCGTCAAACCAATCTGCCACACCACTCCACATAGACTTGACGCCCGAAAGAGCTGTGTCAAATGCTCCCAACATAGTATTCTTTACCCCCTCTGCCATACTTGAAATAGGCTGCCAGACAACGGAATCAAACCACGAGGCAAGCGGTTCAAAAAAGATGCAAACTCCTGTTACAGCTCCAGATGCCATAGAGGTTATGCCGTTCCATGCCCACGCCGCCTCATTGGTGACGGGCTGCCAAACAGTTTCATCAAACCATGATGCGACAGGCTCCCAACAGGGTTTGATGAGATCTGCCCCTAGAGCAACCGCGCCAACAGCAAGATTTACCTGTTCTACCGCGCCATCAGAAATCGGTGTCCAAACATTACTGCCAAACCAGTCGGAGAGGCCTGACCAACCGTCCTTTACGGTCTGTACTGCGCCATCAAAGTTTTCTACGATGCCGCTACCGATCATCCCGCCGAGTTCGCTGCCCCCGAACGCACCGACAGCACCGCCGAGGAGGCTGCCGATCAGGGCTCCCGGCGCAGCCATAACACCGCCGAAAAGCGCACCAATGGCAGCACCACCTGCCGCACCCGCTTTTGCTCCGAGCAATCCGCCTGCGAGAGCACCCGCACCAGAGCCGACAGTAGTCCCCATGCGGTCAGCGTTGTACTTCTCGGTTTGTTTTTGGTATTCAAGGGCAGCGGCTTTATCCTCGTTAGTCTGCGCCGAATCAACGCCATACTGCGCCTCTGCCGTTGCCTGCGCATTCGTGGTATACGCATCGTAGATATTGAGCCCTGCATCTAGCAGCGCAAGCACACCCAACCCCTTGAACACTTTGGATGCGCCACCGAAACGCCCCTTTGCAGTTCCTTTTCCACCTCCTCCCGAAGACTCAACTGCATCGCCGACGCCCGAGCCACCTGCAACCCTTTTCCCATTGACAATCACCGTGCCTGCATTGACGACCATCTCGCCGACACCCGTCGGGGAACTGCCGTCCGGTGCGGGCTTCCCTGCACCGCCAAGACCCTTGATGCCCTCAACCGCCTTTTTCGAGAGACTCACAATCTTGTAGAGCCCCGCTGCAAGCGCACCGCCCGCAAGCATCGAGCCTACACCGTCCAGCTCGATGAATTTGTTCTTGAGCTGCACAAGTACGTCCATCGCACTCCTGCCGATGTCCGAGATGTCGAAACCGTCCTCCAGATAACCTGTTAGTTTCACAACATCGTCTTTAACCCCTTGAACTAGATCGCGTAGTAAATTACCTCCTGTTCCAGTCATCATACTTAGTGTGAACTCATCCCATGCCGAAGAGAGTGCTTTCAAGTCGCCTGTAAGATTATCCGTTCGTTTTGATGCGACCATCTCCGACCAGCCATCATAGATTTTTCCATTTTCCTCAACGGAATCCGTAGCATGATCGATACTGTCTGCGAGTGCTTGAAAGCGTTCATCACTTGCGCTGACAATGGCGTTCAGAGACTTCATACCATCTACGCCCGCAAGCGTATGCGCGAGGTTTTGCTGCTCCAAAGGATTTAGCTTCTTAAACACATCCCGCAGTTCAAGCATTGTCTGTCGCAGAGGCTTCGCTTTCCCCGTTCCGTCATCAAGCGTAATCCCATATTGAAACATCGCCTCAGTAGCTTCCTTGCTTGGACTGGCAAGACCAGTGAGAACAGCCATAAGCCCCGTGCCCGCCTTCTCGCCTTTAATTCCCATATCCGCCACAAGGTCAATAGCGAGAGCTGTATCTTGAATGCTATACCCTAGACTTCCCGCAGAGGTAGCCAAATACTGAAACGTATATCCCATTTTCGCTACATCCGTATTTGCGCTCGTTGCAGCTTTCGCTACAGTATCGGCAAACATCTTCACGTTCGCAGTAGTAGCTTCCATTTGGAATGCACTCATGGCATCTGTGATAATGTCAGACGTAAGCCCGAGATCCGTCCCGCCTGCTGCGGCAAGATTGAGCATTGGTTTGATGGATGAAACCATCTGCTCGGTGTTATATCCAGCCATAGCCATGTACTCAAAGGCTTTCCCTGCTTCTGTTGCCGAAAATACAGATTGTGCGCCCATTTCACGGGCTTTAGCCGTAAGACGTTCCAATTCTTCGGCATTGGCACCAGACAACGCACCAACGGTACTCATTTGGGCTTCAAAGTCCTTATATGTTTTGATTGCGTCATACATGCCCATGCCGATGCCCGCCGCCCCTGCCATCTGCATGGAGGTGTTCATCATCATGCCGCCAGCCATACCGGAGAGCGCGCCGCCCGCTTTTCCCGCGAGTCCCGACGCTACACCTGCCGCGCCACTGAGATGCTGACGGACATTGACAGTCGCCGTGTAGGCTTTGCCGGACAACCCGTTGAGCATCCCCTTGATGCCTGTGATTTTCTCAGTCGCTCTGTCCTTGACGCTGAGCGTAGGGGCATAAGTGCCGCGCAGACCACTGAGTTCTGCCTTCACCTTATCTGCCTTCGCGGCAAGAGCAACGGCAGACGTTGCAGCCTTTTTCATTGCGCTCTCGGTATGGTCAAGCCCAACAGATGCGCCCTCGGCGGCACTCTTGACCCCGCTGAGACTGTCCTTTGCCTTCTTCGTCTTGCCCGACAGCTCATCCTTGACGCGCAGGATCGCAGATATTACATAATCGCTCATGACATAGACAGCCCCCTTCCTGCTGCAAGCACCTTAATCTCCTCTATCCGACGTCGTTCTTCAAACGCCATCGTCTCATAACAAAATATCTTCTCTACTTCGGAGAGCGTATAAAAATAGTCCAGTGTGTGACCTCTGAGGACAAGGAAGGCAACCGTACGCGCCTCCCAGTCCTCCTCGATCAGTTTTTTACTTCGTCGTGCAGCTCGGCGCGGATGTTCTTGCCATAGCCCGCAAGTTCCATGATTTTACGCCCAACGGCAGGAATCTCGCCGGGGTCGAAAATCTTCTCCACAATATCCGTCGGCTCAAGACAGCCGTATGCCTCAAGCAGCTGCGGATCGCGCAGATTCGGCTCAACAACATAGCCAATGATGAGATGCGCATCCGAATCATCGAGTTTGAGAAGTTCGGCGACATGCGAGCGCGTCGGCATCTTCACTGTCAGAACACCAGCCGAGGTCTCAATGTCGTACATCTGCTTCTTACGCTGCGTGAGCGCCTCTTTCTTTGCGATAAGATCTTTGATTGATACTGCCATTTGTATTCCTCCCATAAGAACGCCCCGCAGCAGCTCTGCGGGGCAAATTCATAAACTTAGTTGTCAACCGTTTCAACGAATGCCGCATCCTCCGGCGTAAAACCAAAGGTAAATTCCTTTTCAACAACCTGTCCCTTCTCAAATGTCATGAGCAGAAGCTCGTTGAACCACACGTTATCGATGGAGCAGCGTTCTTTCTGTCCGTCTACTGCATCCGGATCATCAATCAGCCCGACGATGTTGGCGCGCGGATCGTGCCCTGCCTTCCACTCCTCAAGATACTGATTGATGTTTCGGTTAATGACGCTCTTAATCGTGAACGAGCCCTCGCCCGTGAGTGAGACAATCTTGCTGTCCTTAGAGTTGCCGATCAGTACATCCTCGCGGTCCGCCGTTACCTTTGCCTCGAACTTTGAAATCTCAAAGAGAAGTAAACCATCCCACCAGACGCGCCCGTGTGAGCCGTTCCAGCGCCGACGTCCGCGATATTTCACATCTTCTGCTGCTCTTGCCATATGCTATTTCCTCCTCCCTTACATTGTGAATGTGATGCGCAAGTCTTCCATCGCGTTGACAGGCGTAATGCGTCCTGTGAGAAGCACCTGTGTCCCCGTGTTGTACTCGCGAATCTGCTGCACCGTCATCTTGGTCACGTCGTCTCCATGCAGAATCGCATAGTCCTTCTGCGCCGCTTCGTCAATATCAACTGTGTTAATTGCCGTCGGCGAAGCATCCAGCACATTCCCTTTGAGATTGCGGAAGTAGACGAGGATTGCTGCGATGAAGAGCATCTTGTGGTTGTAGTCATTGATAACCTTGCCCACATACGAATTTTTGAACGTGTCACGTATATCATCCGTGATCATGTCCACCGCCTCGATGATCTTGATGTAGCGGAAATCCTGCCCGACGTCCGTTGTGAACGTGTGAAGAGAGTTGCACGCACGCGCAATCTTGACACCGTTGCCGTCCATCTCGTCGATGAGACAAAGCTGCCCCTTGCTGATGCAGTCATCGATGTCCTCATAGGCCTCGCAGTCGTGCACCTCGCCTAATTCGTAGTACGTCGCCGAACGGTCAAGTGCAAGCCCCGCGAGGATGCCCATGATGCGCGACGTGTACTCCGTCGAGGTGTAAACAAGATATTCCGGGATGGAACTCTTGACCTTCGTCTTGTCGCCGTTTGCCGCCTGCAATGCGTCCGTATAGGCCGGATTGACGCAGCGGATATTATCCGTTGTGAAATTGACGACGCCCTTGTCATCTGCGTCGAAGTTCGCCACGACCGCCTTGAACGTCTTACGCCTCACGTTGCGCTCCTTCTTGACCCACACGGCGAGGTCTTCCTGATCCTGCGCTGTGCCCGTTGGATGACAGATGTAATTCCACTTGATATTATGGAGCTTCTTGAGCACATCCGCCTGGTTGAGCAGCGACTCCCCACCACCTGGGACAACGTCCGTCATCGGCAGCGTGTAGACCAAGATGCGCAGCGGCACACCTAAAAGCGCTTTCTTGATAAGCGCCACGTTCTTCTCGGTCAGACCTTCATCGGGAATATCCGTACTGTCACTGATCTTATAGAACTTTGAAACGTTCATCGACTCGTTATTCAGAATCATCACGCCGATGCCACGCGCACTGCGGGCAATCGCCGTTGTGGACTTCGTGCGAAAATCGATGATGACCTGCGGCAAGCCAAACTTTTCAGCCTCATTTGGCATATTCATTCCTCCTCTATTACAATATAAACATAGATCAG